ACATCGTCTCCACGCCAACGATCAAAGGCCACTCACGCATCGAGCGCGAGTGGGAGCGATCAGACCAGCGGCGCTTCTTCGTTCCGTGCCCTGAGTGCGGCCACATGCAGCATCTTCGATGGGGTGGACCGGGCGAACCCGGCGGGCTCAAGTGGGAGAAGAGCGAGTACCGGGACGATCTGCCGCACCGCCACGGTGACGTCCGTCGAGGCAACACGGTTCATCATACCGCGACGGCGTCGTACGAATGCGAGCAGTGCCGCGCCCTCATCCCCGAGAGCGCGAAGACGTGGATGCTCCGGTGTGGACAGTGGCGGGCAACGAACCCGGACGGNCAGTTCCCNGGCTTCCATCTCAATGCCTTGTATTCTCCATGGGTCACGTGGCAAAGCCTGGCGGAGGAATGGCTGGAGAAGAAGGACAACCCTGAGGCGCTCCGCACCTTCATCAACACCAAGCTCGCCGAGCCGTACGAGGAACGGGGCGAGGCGCCGGACTGGCAGCGGATCTATGAGCGCCGGGAATCGTACCCGATGGGCCGGTGCCCCGAGGGTGTCGTCTTTCTCACCGCCGGCGTGGACGTCCAGGCAGACCGCATCGAGGCTTACGTCTGGGGATGGGGCTACGACAAGGAAAGCTGGCTCATCGACCACGTGGTCATCCCCGGCGACCCGTATAACCCCGAGACGTGGCCGGGACTCACCGAACTCCTTCACCGCTCCTACCCGACAGCGGCGGGCGAGACGCTCCCGATCGCCCGACTCGCGATCGANACCGGGTACGCCCAGGAGACGGTGATCGACTGGGCGCGGAAGGTCCGCGATCCCCGGGTGATGCTCATCAAGGGCGACCACTGGAAGAACTGGACGATCATCGTNGGCTCCCCAAGCCGGACCGAGGTCACGTACCGGGGCCNNAAGACCGGCCTGCAACTCTGGCCGGTGGGCGGTGCGCTCATCAAGCANGAGACCTACGGCTTCCTCCGCCTTTCCGCGCCGGTGGACGGACNACCCTATCCGCCTGGCTGGATTCACTTGCCAATGGTGGATGAAGAGGTNGTGCAGCAACTCGTGGCGGAAGACCTCGTGACCCGGGCTGATTCGCGAGGCTTCACGGTGCGCGAGTGGGTGAAGCACCGGCCACGGAACGAGGCGTTGGACTGCCGCGTCTACGCCCGGGCGGCAGCGGAACAGATCGGGCTCTCTCGGATGGAGCGGCCGGCAGAACCGAAGCAGCAGCGGCCGGCGCAGCCGAAGACGGAGGATAGGGTGACGGACGTGGCGCCGCGTCGGCGTGGTGCCCGGGGCGGTGATTGGCTCGATATACCTCGACGGAGAGGAGGATGGCTGTGAGCACGGAAACTTTCACATTTGAAGACCTGGAGCGCATCGACAAGGCCATCGCCCAGGGCGTCCTCTCGGTGACGTTCGCCGATGGGCGAAAGGTCGAGTTCTCGACGTTTCAGGAACTGGTGAGCCGCCGGAACTTCATCGCCCGGATGCTCGGGCTCGAGGGTGGCCGCCAGCGGCTCTTGGCCGAGTATCGGAAGGGGGTGACGCCGTGAACCTGCTAGACAGGGCGATCCGGGCGATCTCGCCCGGCTGGCACGCGAAGCGGGAGCTCGCCCGCTTCCGCGCCGATGCGATCCGCGCGTACTACGATGGCGCGACGATCGGCCGCAGGGGCGCGAGTATACGCCGGAGCGCGGCCGATGCGAACGTCATCACCGCCGCGACACTACCGCGCCTCCGGGCTGGTGCCCGCGACCTGGCACGGAACAACCCGTGGGCTCTTAGCGCGGTGGAAGCGATCGTCGCGGAAACTGTCGGCACGGGAATCGATCCGCAGTTCATGCGGAACGGCGAGCGCGCCCTAGACATCGAGGAGTTGGAGCGCCGCCACCTCGACACGACCGCTTGTGATGCGGCCGGGAAGCTGAACTATCACGGCCTCGTCTCGCTCGCCTTCCGCACGATCGTGGAGAGCGGCGAAGTCATCATCCGCCGGCGGTGGCGGCGGTTGAGCGACGGGCTTCCCGTGCCGNTACAGTTCCAGGTGCTCGAACCTGACTACCTCGATATCTCCAAGGACGGCCCGACGCCGACCGGCGGGCGGATCGTCCAGGGCGTCGAGTTCGACGCGATNGGCCGGGTGCGGGCGTACTGGCTCTTCCCCGAGCACCCCGGTGGGCGCTACGGCACCGGCCAGTCTCAGCCTGTCCCGGCCCGCGACATCATCCATGCCTACGATGTCAAGCGCCCCGAACAGGTCCGGGGCATCCCGTGGCTGTCTCCCGTCATGCTCCGGCTCGCCGACTTCGCGGACTACGAAGAGGCGCAACTNGTCCGGCAGAAGATCGCGGCGTGCTTCGCGGTCTTCGTGCGGGAAGCTGTGGGGAGCGGACTTCCGGCCTCCGTCCGCCAGGAGGGCGACCAGCTCATCGACCGCCTGGAGCCGGGCATCGTCGAGCGCATCCCGTTCGACAGCGAGATCAGCTTCGCGCAGCCGCCCGGGGTCGAAGGATATGACGAATACGCGGCCGTCTCGCTCCGCGCGATCGCGTCCGCGATGGGCATCAGCTACACGACGCTCACGGGCGATCTGACGCGCGTGAACTTCTCAGCGGGCCGGCTCGGCTGGCTCCGTGAGCAGCGGAACATCGCCCGCTGGCAGAGACACATCGTCATCCCGCAGATCTGCGAGCCGCTGTGCCGGTGGTTCTTGGAGGCGGCGGCGATGATAGGCGTGGATACGGAGGGCGTCACGGTCCAGCATATCCCGCCGCGTCGGGAGATGATCGACCCAACGAAGGAGGTGCCGGCGGAGCGGGAGGCGATCCTCTCCGGCCAGAAGACGCTCACGCAGGTTATCCGCGAACGCGGGCGCGATCCGGTCGAGCATCTGCGGGAGTACGCGGCAGACCTCGCGCTCTTGGATGAGCTCGGGTTGTCCGGCCTCACGTCGGACCCGAGAACGCGGGCGCTCGGCGTGGGCCGGTCCGCGCCGGCGGATACCGCATCGGCCCGAGAGGCCGCGTAACACGCGAGAGGGGACACACATGCACGACACGCTGAAGGATCGGATTCGGGCGTATCTCCGCGACCATCCAGGCGCAAGCAAGCGNAAGATCGTGGTTGCGGTGGGTGGCTCGCCGAACGATGCCTTCGCGGCGATCCAGGCGATGATCGACGCGGGCGAGATCGCCTACGAGACGCCGGAGGGGCGCGGGAAGCCGGGCCGCTGCACGCTGGTCGAGGCGGAGCCGAATGACATTACAGCCGAATGGAAGCCGGCCGTCAGGTGTCCGAAGTGCCATCGTCCGCCGGCGATCCGGTTCACGGAGCGCGAAGTGCTCAGGGCACGGCGGGACCGGCAATCCGCCCGCATCCAGAACTACCGCTGCAACCGCTGCGGGACGGTCTACTGGATTCAGGCGAAGCATATCGCCGCCGCGACTCTTGACGCGGAACTTCGGTGCGCCTAATTTGTAGTTTAGGAAGGTCACAATTCGACGCGACGGGGCACGCCCCCTTTCCGCCACGCAGGCGGGGAGGGGGCGTGTTGCTTTGGGGCCAGGTATGGAACACGAGCCGAAGGCGCAGATCCTCCAAGACGGCACGCTCATGCTCGCCGGTGTGATCGGCGACGAGCTGAACGGCCTCACGTCCGCGCGGGTGATCTCGGAGATCCGCGCGCTCGGGAAGGTCGAAGAGCTGCGCGTCCTCATCAACTCGCCCGGCGGCCTTGTCGCGGAAGGGCTCGCGATCTACCACGAGCTCGCCACGCATCCCGCCCGCGTGGTCGTGGAGATCGCCGGGGTCGCCGCGTCGATGGCGTCCGCGATCGCGATGGCGGGCGACGTGGTCAGGATCGCCAAGAACGGCATGCTCATGATTCACAACCCGCTCATGAATGCCGTAGGCAACGCGGACGATCTGCGCAGGGCGGCCGAAATGCTGGACCAGTTCGGCACCAGCCTGGTCAACATCTACGCGACGAAGACGGGTCTGCCCGAGGACAAGATCCGTGAGATGATGGCGGCTGAGACGTGGCTGACGGCGGAGGAAGCCCTGGCACTGGGCTTCGTCGATGAGATCGTCGAGCCCGTCCCGGCCAAGGCGTTCGCTGACATCGATGTCAGTGGACTGGTATCCGTACCCGCCGCACTGACGCGGCTCATCAGGGAGGGACGTATGTCGGCAACGGCACAGAAGGACGCGGAGGCCAAGGCCGTGTCCACGCCGGCGACTGAGCCCGCCGCGACGGCCGGCGGGACGGAGCAGGCGACGGTGGAGGCCACGGTCGAGAAGATCCTGGCCGCCGAGCGTGAGCGCACCAAGCAGATCTACGCCATCGCGAGCAAGTCGGGGCTCGGCGATGNGTGGGCGCGNGAGCAGATCGAGCGCGGCGCGACGGTCGAGCAGGCGCGCGCTGCGGCGCTCGATGCACTGGTCGAGCGGCAGAAGGGTGAGGGGCCGAGCCCGATCCCGGGTGGTGTCACGGTGAGCGCCGATGAGCGCGACAAGTTCATCGAGGGCGCCGTCAACTGGCTGGTGGTCAAGTCCGGCAACGCGGGCATCGTCGCCCAGCACACGAAGCGGCAGCCCGACCCGGGCGAGTTCCGGGGAATGACGCTCCTGGACCTCGCGAAGGCGTGCCTGGAGCGGTCGGGGGTGTCGGTCCGTGGCCGCGACAAGATGGAGATCGCGCGGCTGGCGCTGGCGAGCGCGAACGCGGGGCTCGGGACGCGTAGCGACTTCCCGATCCTGCTCGAGAATGCGCTGCACAAGATGCTGATGGCGGCCTACTCCATCCAGCCCGACACGTGGCGGCGCTTCTGCGCGGTCGGGTCGGTCTCCGACTTCCGTCCGCACAAGCGGCTCCGGCTCGGCAGCTTCAGCCGACTGGACCCGAAGCTGGAGAGCGGCGAGTTCCGGCAGAAGCACTTCCCCGATGCCGAGAAGGAAGAGATCGCGGCCAGCGTCTATGGCAACATCGTCGGCCTGAGCCGTGAGGCGATCGTGAACGACGACCTCGACGGCTTCAGCCGGATGGTCACGATGCTCGGCCGTGCGGCGGCGCTGTCCATCGAGATCGACGTCTATGCGCTGCTCAATGAGAACGGTGGGCTCGGCCCGATCATGAGCGATGGCAAGACGCTCTTCCACGCGGACCACAACAACATCGGCACCCCCTCCGCTCTCACGGTCGAGGGCATCGACAACGACCGGGTTGTGATGGCGCAGCAAAAAGACCCCGAGGGNAACGAGTACCTCGATCTCCGCCCGGCGGTCCTGGTGGTCCCGATCTCTCTCGGCGGCACGGCACGGGTCATCAACGATGCGCAGTACGACCCGATGAGCAACACGCTCCAGACGCCGAACAAGGTGCGCGGACTATTCCGCGACATCGTTGACACGCCGCGTCTGACGGGCACCAGGCGCTACCTCTTCGCAGATCCGGCGATCGCGCCCGT